GATGAAAGTAAATCTGATAATCCTTTTGCTTACTATACTGCTGCTGTTACCAATAGTTTCGTACGTATCATCAACATTGAAAAACGTAACCAAAATATTAGAGACGACATCCTCGAGATGAATGGTATGACTCCAAGTTGGACTCGACAGAATAGTGGCGGTGGTGCGGCTGTTGCAGCACCTGCGGCGCCAGTTGGCAATATTGACGGTGGCGGTGGTGGGGATTTCGATTGATCTATTGTTGTAGATGTGTTACAATAATAAAGGAGATCATATGGAACTATTCAAAAAAGTAGCGTGTTTTACCGATATACATTTCGGGTTAAAATCTGGTAGCCGAACCCATAATCAAGATTGTGAAGATTTTGTAAATTGGTTCTGTGATACTGCCAAAGCAGAAGGTTGCGAAACTGCTATCTTTCTAGGTGATTGGCATCATAATCGTAGTACCACTGATGTGAGTACTATGAACTATACTGTGAGTAATTTAGAACGGTTGAGCCAATCGTTTGAAAAAGTCTATTTCATTCTAGGCAATCACGATCTATTCTACAAAGATAAGCGTGAAATTAACTCTGTTGAGTTTATGCGCCTGTTTCCAAACGTTATTCCAATCAAAGAAACACTGACTGAAGGTGGCGTGACCATTATGCCCTGGTTAGTTGGTGACGAATGGAAAACTGTACCTAAACTAAAAAGTCGCTATGTATTTGGACACTTTGAACTGCCGCTGTTCTATATGAATGCTATGGTACAGATGCCAGACCACGGACAATTAAAAGGTGACGATTTCGTTAATCAAGAATATGTGTTCAGTGGGCACTTTCATAAACGTCAGAGTAAAGGCAATATTACCTATATCGGTAATGCTTTCCCACACAACTATGCAGATGCCGGTGATGACGATCGCGGTATGATGATGTTAGAGTGGGGTGGGAAGCCAGAATATCGCAATTGGCCCGGTCAGCCTATCTATCGTACCTATAAACTAAGTCAGATTATTAATACTCCAGAAAAGCTGCTGAGTGAAAAGATGCACTGCCGAGTGACTATTGACTTACCTATTACTTTCGAAGAAGCAAACTATATCAAAGAAAAGTTTATGCCAGAATTTCAACTGCGTGAACTGATGCTTATTCCAGAGAAGGTGGCAGTTGAGAGTAGTCAGGCACCCGTTGACATTAATTTTGAAAGCGTTGACACTATTGTGATGAATCAAATTAATGCTATCGACAGCGATTCTTACGATAAGAATCTTCTGTTAGGAATTTACAGAGAACTATGATAAAAATTAAGAACCTTACAGTACGTAATTTTATGAGCGTGGGCGCACAGACCCAGGCTATAGATTTTGACAAGGGGCAATTAACTCTTGTGCTAGGTGAAAACCTAGATCTAGGAGGAGACGACAGCGGCGCTCGTAATGGTACAGGTAAAACTACCATCATTAACGGGTTAAGCTATGCTATCTACGGTCAAGCATTGACTAATATTAAACGTGATAATTTGATTAACAAGATCAACGGCAAGGGAATGCTGGTAACTGTTACGTTTGAAAAAGATGGTACAGAATATCATATCGAACGTGGCCGCAAACCAAATCTATTAAAGTTTAGCATCAACGGTCAAGAGCAGGCATTAGAAGATCTAGACGAGTCGCAGGGCGACAGCCGCGAAACGCAGAAAGCAATTGAAGAAATGTTTGGTATGAAGCACGAGATGTTTAAACATCTAGTAGCATTGAATACCTATACAGAACCGTTCTTGGCAACTAAGGCTGCTGAACAGCGTATGATCATCGAACAGTTGTTGGGTATTACTCTACTGAGTGAAAAAGCAGAAGCTCTCAAAGAACAGATCAAGATTACTAAAGATGCAATTACTACAGAGAATACTCGTATTGAAACGATCAAAGTTTCAAACGAACGCATACAACAGAGTATTGACTCTCTAGAACGCAAACAGAGATTGTGGGAAGAAACAAAAGAAAGTAGTTTAGATAATCTACGTAAAAGTATTGAAACACTAGGTCACATTGATATTGATGTAGAGATTCTAGCACATAGATCACTAACTGAATACAATACTAAAAGTAAAGACATCACAGATCTAACTAAAGCCATTGCTCGTGCTGAACTAGATATGGATCGTGATACTAAACAGAGCGATAAACTGAAAAAAGAAATCGCAGATCTTGAAGATCACAAGTGCTACGCCTGTGGACAGGATCTTCACGACTCTAAACACGAAGAAGTATTGGCAGGTAAAAAGAAAGCTCTACAAGAAGTAGCACTGCAATATCTCTCAGATAATACTCAGTGGATGGAACTTACAGATGCGCTGAAGGAAGTAGGAGAATTAGGTGTAATGCCTACTGTGTTCTATGACACATTAGAGCAGGCGCTTAATCATAAAAGCACAATTGACAGTCTAGATCGTGACTTAACTGTTAAGATTGCAGAAACTAATCCTTATGATGATCAGATTACTGAACTGAAAACTACTGCGGTACAGGAAATTGACTGGGATCAGGTTAACGAACTAGTACGTGTCAAAGATCATCAAGAGTTCTTGTATAAATTGCTAACAAACAAAGACAGTTTTGTGCGTAAACGCATCATTGATCAGAACTTGGCGTTCTTGAATCAACGATTGACTTACTATCTTGACAAGATCGGATTGCCGCATATTGTTGAATTTCAAAATGACCTAACTGTGATAATCACACAGCTAGGACAAGACCTAGACTTTGATAATTTGTCACGTGGTGAACGTAACCGTTTGATACTCAGTATGTCCTGGGCATTCCGAGATGTATGGGAGAACCTATATCACAGTATCAACCTATTGTTTATCGACGAACTTGTAGACAGTGGTATGGATTCAAGCGGTGTCGAAAGCTCAATTGCAGTACTTAAGAAGATGACTCGTGAGCGTGATAAGAATGTATTCTTGATTTCACATCGTGATGATCTAACCAGTCGTGTAAATCACGTACTTAAGGTTATTAAAGAAAACGGATTTACTAGTTATAGCAATGACGTGGAGATTGTTGGGTGAATATAGACAGTGGTAACATAGCATTAACCAATATGAATATCTTTAGGGCATCTGTGCCTAAGGATCTATTGATTATAATGTTAGCTGATGTTGAACAGATAGAGCAAGACATTGCTTCTGCTGAAGAAACTGCTTCGGGATTAACTTCTAAAGGTGTACCTAAGCACTACAGGTTCACTAAACCTACAGAAGATCTACTAAAACAGTATATTCTAGAATGTACACAGTTGTATAGAAATAGCTGCCACTATCTAATGACATTTGATGCTCCTAACATCACTCCAGAATACTACTGTGAACGCCCTTGGATCAATTTTCAAAAGGCTGGAGAGTTTATTCCCAATCATATGCACGGCGGAGTACTGAGTTACACTATTTGGCTTAGGATACCTGAAGTAATAGACTACACCAAAGACCAATTTAGTGGTCAATTAGAGTTTACCTATACAGATATACTAGGCCGCACACAAGGTGCAACTATGAATGTTGATAAAAATAGCGTAGGAAAGACAATGGTGTTTCCTAGTCTGCTGAGACACTGTGTTTATCCTTTCAGCGATTCCATAGAAACTCGCATATCTGTGTCAGGCAATGTATTTCTTGGAAGAGAACCTTGAGTACAGACAGTCACGACAAAATGATTGCTGCTTTTCAGGAATATTTTAAGTGGCAGGACAGATTTGAATACAGAGGCTCAGACGAAGCAGGCATTAAGGCACGATATTGGCTATCAGAAATACGTAACGAGGCATCAACTAGGCGAACAGAAATACAGGCAAAACGAGAAGCACGTAAAGCAACCAGAAAAGGCAAGCCTGGAAGGCCCCCTAAGGTAACTAAATGAGTGCAATGGACGTATCAAAATCAACCCGTAGATGAAATCCCAGAAGGCTATATTGGCTTTGTTTACATAATCACGAACACCGTAACCGGACAGAAGTACATAGGCAAGAAACTAGCACAGTTTAAACGTACAAAACCCCCACTCAAAGGCAAAAAACTTAAAAGAAGAAGCACGGTAGAAAGCGATTGGCGCGAATACTGGGGTTCATCTGATAGGTTAAACGCAGACGTCCAAGCATTAGGTCCGGAAAAATTCACAAGAGAAATACTATATCTTTGCAAATCCAAGGCAGAACTAAGTTATTTAGAAGCTAGAGAACAGTTTGAACGTAGAGTTTTAGAAACTGATGACTATTATAATGGCATTATAAACGTCAGAGTTGGCGGATCAAATATACTTAGACAGCGTCTTTTAGAACAATCAAAGGCAAAATAAAGCGGTTTTTTGGCTGGCGCAGGCTTAATTTCGTGCGCTCTAAACCTGGTCTACGTGTACACAGGGATGGAAAACCTTGCCGCAAAGGTGCTTAACCACTACCCGAAAGGATGACGATCGCTACTAAG